GTTAAACATGCATGTAACTCCTTAGCGTAAAGATATTCTGTATAAATGTCTTTATATGAATAATATTGAGGGATATTTGAAGTTATAATCATTATATTAATATTACTAATTAATCACAGTTTTTACATCTCTGGTCCACAGTACTCATAATCCTTGCAGTCTCTTGTAAATTATTATTACAGAAAGCTACGCCTGCAGCCATTTTCTTTTGTTTAAGAGCTACCCATGTATCAAAACTAAACTTCTCACAAGGTACCTCACAATTATTAATGCTATCGATAATAGCATCACGTAATTGATAAGTAATTAAATGAGCATCTTCAGCCATATAACCTTCAATAACAGTAGAACCTGCAGGATTAACAACATTTCTAAAAGTTCCTATATTTTTAAGATAATCAATAGCACTTACTTCACTAAAATGTCGCAATACAAAATCACGTTTATCAGTTATATTTGTAAGGTCATAATTCTGAACACCTCCAGATACAGTTACATTAGTATAAGTAGTATAATCAATTATTATATCCGATGTTGTCTGTCTATATTCTTCAACTAAATTACCATCTTCATCAATATATTGAAAATAGAAAATAGAACCTTTCATAAATGTACTTGTCCCTGGCATAGCACTCATCATTTCTGTAAGATATGGTATATCATAATAATAAGTTTTGTATACGCCATCTAATTTAACTTTACCATCAACAATATTAATTAGTCGCTGATACAACAAAGGGTAAGTAACTTCTGTTTGAAAATTGAATCCTAAATCATTTACATATTCAACAACAACAGTTACATCTGTATATATTTCTGTTTCATTACAATCACTATCACCATGATGACAAGGCAGTGAAGTTAAATCATATTCCCATATACCATCACTCTCATGATCACCATCAAAAATAATCTGTTCAATAAATTTACCATTATCAACATCAAAACCAACATAAGTCATAATAAGCTTCTTTCTATAATAAGAAGGATTAAGATCTAATAAAGAACTATTATATGGTGGATGAACTTTAGAATGTTCATCACTAATATAAAGAATATCATTAGCTTCATTATATTTAAGCTGCATAACATATTCTCTACTATAATTATTATCTAAATAACCATTATTAGTTAGTACTCCATATTTTCTTTTGCTCATAACATTCTTGCCATCAAGACATCTATCGTCACAAGCACAATGACCATTATCATCACAAGAACTTTTATAAAACTCATATTCATAACCAAATAATTCATAAGCTAACACAAGTTCGTATTCAGTATATGCATCTATAACTACCGTTGCATCTGTCCATACAGATGTGCATGTTCCAGCATTTAAAGTATGAGGGTTAACAAATATATCATCAAGACAAGTATCTGTTAAATTATAATCAGGAGCACTTTCGTCAACTAATATACTATATAATGATAAAATATTATCATAAATTCCACTATCATAAGCAGTAATTACATCTGCTATTGGTCTTTTATAAGCCATCTTTTATACTTTTAAATTTCTCACTTCTTTTGCATTACCATCAGACATTAATAATTGAGCTTGCTCCAATTTAGTTCTTTGTTTAACTTCTTGAATAGTCTCTTCTTTATATTCTTTATCGTTTTGAGTTTTCTCTTTATCATTAGCGATTTTAGCAGCTACTTCTCGCTCTTTAATATCTATCTTTCGTCTTTCATTATCAAGCATTTTCTTTTCTAACAATTCTAACTTCTTAGCCATCTCTTTATTTTGCTCTGCAAGATCTTGTGCCTGCTTCATAGTCTGATCTAACTGCTGTCTTGTTTTTTCAAGGATATTATCTTCCTCTTCTTTTTCTTTTATCCCTTCTTCAGCAATGCGGTTAAGCTCATACGTACTTGTAGCACTACCAGCCTCCAAAGCTCTCATTGGTTTCATTATACCATTAGAAGCAAAATTATCTATCATAGAAATTAATTTTTGCTTATTAACAGTATCCATATCATCTCTACGTATAGAAACAATAAATTGTGAAGGTAGATACGATTCAGGCAGATGATTAAAAACAACTTTATTTGCACCATTATAATAAGCACCACTAAAACCATCAGGGAAAGCTATCTTTGTATTATCTAACAACAAAGTCAATGCCTTTCCAATAACATTATCAAGAGCTTTAAAATAATGTTTATTAGAATAACTTATCATAGTTACTCCTGTTTTAACATTACTAACAGCTTCTCGTTGTTCAACGATACCTCTCATCGTTGGATTAATACCTGCAATCAAATCAGCTTCCTGATCAAGTTTCATTAATATTGTATCAATAGCGTTAAGCATATTTCCATCAACGCCACCATCAGAACTTCCATAATGCTGAAAAAGATTAGCTCCAGGCAATGTAGGATCAACCAAATCTTTACCTTGCTTACTTATAGCTATCCATGATTTTACTCGTTCCATCATATCATCACCAAGAAATGTAGGAATAGCTGCAACATTCAATCGTGATGAATTTACACTTGAATTAGCTATAAGATTCTCTCTATGGAATTTAATTATATCTATAAAATCCTGAACATCTAACATCTTATATGCTATAGATGTAGGTTTTCTCATATATTCATTAAAACTAACACCATGATAAGTAAACTGTACTTTTGAAGGATTTAATGTATTACGTTTAGCATCTTTGTCAAGACCTACATTTACATAATAATAATTACCTATTCTATATCCTGAGTATCTTGCTTCAACAAAACGTGTCTCTTTCTTCTTCTTACCTAAAGAATGTAATACTTTATCAACAATATTATTAAAATCTAACTTTACCTCTTTAGCCTCTTTATATTCAACATGAACAACCTCAACTATATCACCCATAAACTGACCGTAATTCTCATAAAAGAATTCACCATCATAGAAAGAAGTATTCCCTGCATTACCATAATCAACAGCATTTATAGGCATAACTCTACCTTGTAATCTTTGCTGTGCAGCTCCAACAAGTTGTTTGTCTGTAAGAAATTCAATTTTCTGTTCTCTATTCATATACTGACCAAGCTCAATTAATATCTGATGTTTAGTCATATAACGTCTATGAACAATAGCAGGAGATGTCTCTATGTCTCTTGACTGTTTACTTTTTCTGTAAAAAGTATCTTCAGATAAACATATATCAAATCCAGGATATTCACCTTTTCTATTTTTTGTTTCTTTAAAAACAGATTCAGCATCAGTTAATATATTTCGAAAAAACTCTTCTTTAAATAAATCAAAATTAAAGTCAGTATTTTTCATATACATATTAGAAATATCTTGTGCAGACTTCTGAAAAGAACTAATAAAATCAGTACCATCTTTTAATTGATTAAAAGTATCTTTTAATATTTTATTCTCCTCCTCTTTATCAGAAGTATTTATATACCTACTAAGCATAGAATCGATCTTACTTTTTCTAAAGTTTAAAGCCTCTTCCGTTTCTTTGTCAATAGTATCTTTATCTATAGGAAAAACCTGAGCATCTAAATCTTGACTAAGCATTAATCCAGTAAGAATATCTATGCGTGAAGATATTGTTGGGGTGAATTTTAATGCTGCAGGTGTACCTATACCATAGTTATCCTCTAAATATGCATAATCTTTATTATTTCTGTAACCGAAATAATAACCTCTTGCTTTTCGTATATCAGCCTTATCATAAACATATCGACCAATATAATAATCCATCTTTTGTTTTATAGCCTCAACAGAAGAACTGCTTTTAGAATTAACTTTAGCTGGCTCACCGTATATTTTATTCTTATCTTCACGCATATTATAGACTTTTAAGGTCTGTATTCAAATTTTATATACATAGGTTTAATAATTCTATATTGTCCTACTCCCTTTAGTTCATCAATACTAAGACCTACATCTTTAGGGTAATAAATAATATCCCCTTCTTTATATCCTGCTTTCTTAGCATCTTTACTTAACCTTACAATTTTTCCTTTACTTAAATCTCTCTCGGTTCCATAATTAACATCTGCATCATCAGGAATATATACTTTCATCTTTTGTAAGAACAATATAATCTGCAGCCATGCTATATAACACATAGTCACCTTTTTTAATCTGAGTAACATCAGGTCCAATAGCAATAACTTTTCCAAAATAATTCAAAGGATTATTCGGATCATGTTTAAAATCATTTTTGTTAGGCATAAAAACACCTCTTTCTTTAGAATTAGGAATTTTCATTAACTTAACAAGCACCATACTCTGTTTAGGTACAATACTTTTTACATCTACTTTATTTACCATACTACATCTACATTTAATATATTAATATTACTAAAATCAACTTTATTTAAATAACAATATACCTACAATTAAAATAGCAGAACCAATACCTCCATAAAGAATTACATTTTTCTTTATTTTAAGTTGTTCATTCAACCACTGATTCTCAGCATATATTATATTGTATTTATCTTCACTATTATTAATAATAATAGAAGCATCCTTACATTTCTTAACATACTCTTTGTTAGCTTTTAAACTATAAAACAAAGCTTTACTTCTCATTTTATCTACAGAATCTAACCTCAAATTCTCTTTTGTAAGATAATGAAGTTTTACAAATTTTTTATTAGCATTAATAATACTTCTATAATCCGTAAGAATAAACGTATCTCTTTTATAAAAAATAATTTTATTGGATACAGGATTATTAATCAATAGTTTCTTCTGTCCATAAGTTAATGTTATCATCAATGGTACCATTAACAATACCGTCAATACCTTTCTCATAATCTTCTTTATTTTGTTTACCTTGTTCTTTATCATATGCATCAATCATCGACACATAAAAAATCATTGAATCTTTATATTGTTTTATTAAAGAGTCTCTTAATAACATATCTTTTTTATTTACAGCAATAATAGAATCTTTTTCAGCAATAGCTTTATTTAATTCATCTTCTCTATTTGTATCATATTTCGTATCATAAATAATAATTAATATAGATACAATAATCAATAATACTACGCAAATCTTTAATATTTTATAAAATCTATTCATAATAATTAATTTAAAATAATTCGTCTTTCATTACATCAAGTAACTCATCGTCAAATCGTGGCTTACCTGTTTCATCAATCCATGTTATATCATTCATATAAGTATATTTCTGTACAGTAGTTTTATTATCCTGCTTCTCTCCAAACTTCTTTTCTCCATCAGTATTCCTTGAAAAACTAAAAGCATCTTTAGTCATACCTGTAGAAGCATATTCTCTTTCAACTTTAGCTCCTATACCAATATAATCTTCATCAGCAAGTTCACATAACCCCATAGCAATAACAAGGTCATAAGGTGTTCTATCTTCCCTATGATAATCTCTTAACTGTTCTAATAATGGCAATATAAATATTTGTTGAGAATAATCATTTACATAATCAATAATCTTTGCATCTTGATGATCTATCATATCTGCAGTAGCAGGAGTACCAATAAGGGTACTTTTTTTATCTCCATCAATATTCCCTAAAGCTATAGTTGGACGTTTCATGAAATAACGAGACATATGTTTTTCTCTAAAATAAGATAAAATATTAAACTTGGTATACTCTAAATTTATCTTACATCTATAATATAATGTCATCATCAATACATTTTCGTAATCATCACGTACTTCTGGGTGACGTTCATTATACCAACAAACATAAATACTTCTTGTAGATTTATTATCACCAGTAATAATACGTTTCTTGACAAGAGCAGCTAATTTAGATCCTTCATCAGTAGTACTATCATTACCACCCATATCTATACTATCAAGTCCCATAACATATAAATCCTCATAATATTTCCCTTCAGGACTTTTTTGCACTTCCTCTATCATAAATATTGGACCAATACCATTATTTATAAACTCAACACCTGTAATGACATTATCATCAGTTTTAGTATATTGGAAATAACCTTTTTTAACCTTCATAGAAACCTCAACAGTATCAACTATAGATATTTGTTGTGCAATTTTATCCTGATTAAACCTATTCGTTCCTTTCTTTAAAAATACTTCTCTTGTATTTTGAGGATATTCTTGGCAATAATTTTGTAAAGATACAAATTCACCTGCATCTTTAAGTTTTTGTCTTTCTTTGTTATTTATTTTAAGAGCTTTCTCTATATCAGGAACACCATTCTTTTCCCATGTACCTGCTAATTTATATTGTACCGGAATAAACAAAGCAGTTTTCATTCCATCCCATTCGTTTATAGCAAGAAAATTATAAGCATCAGGTTTATGGAAAATCTCTTTCGCATGATCGTTAGATATAGAACCTCCTGTACCCATAAGCATCATAAAGTTTACCATAAAGAATTTTTTCATAAGTACATAAATAACCTCTTTCTTCTTTTCCATAATCAGTATCAACTTCTTCACCACTTTTTAATTTAGTATTCGAATTAGTTATCCTTTTTTGTTTTAACGCTGGATGCTTCTTTTCAAAAGCTCCTAATGTTTCTATAACTTTATCCCATGCAGTATCAACATGAGTTTTCATACTCGCAGAAACAATTATATCACTTTTAGGAAAAAAATTATATCTCCTATTCATTATAGATGTAGCGATATAGGATTTGCCCAACCCTCTAGAGCCCAATAAAGCTATATGTTGAGAGCTATTCATAGCTTCCCACATCTTATCAAATATATATTCATCTATACGTGAGAAAAGAGGCATTCCTGGTTCATCATAAGACTTAACTTCTCCAGTTTTTCTATCTATATACTGAACAGGAAAATAATAAAAATTAAGGAAATGATATATTAACGGATTCCAAAACTTACCATTAATAGTTATACCATTCAGAACATAATCAATCTGTTCTTCATACCATTCTCTAACCAACGGAGAATACATTGGTGCATCAATAATACCTCTACCTGATAATAATTTTGAAGGAATTTCTATTGGTTCAAGATAATCATTTATAGTTAAAATCTTTCTGCCCATCTACATTAACATTAAAATACAAATATATTAAAATTTAATTTAAAATGATTATATTTGTCGTAATTAATAAATGTAAATGTAGATGGAAAAAAATATTAAATTTAAAGATGATGCTCGCAACTCCCTTATAGAAGGAGTAAACGAATTAGCTGAAGCAGTAAAATCAACAATGGGACCTAAAGGTAAATTTGTTGTAATTAAAAAAGAAAACGGCTCTTATCAAGTAACAAAAGATGGTGCTACTGTAGCAGATTATGTTAATGATAAAAATAATAAATTCAAAGATTTAGGAACTCAAATGATGTATGACGTTGCTAATCAGACAAATGATATTGTTGGTGACGGAACTACAACATCTGTCGTGTTAGCAGAAGAAATAATAAAATTAGGTACAGAATGTATAATGTCTGGAGACAATCCTATAGATATAAAAAGTGGAATAAATAAAGCTATTGAATTAACTTTAGAAATTCTTAAAAAGAAATCTAAAAAAACAAAAGAAATAAAACAATTAGAACATATAGCTACTATCTCAGCTAATGGTGATAATAAAATAGGTAAATTTATAGCTAAAGGAGTCAAAAATATAGGATTTGATGGAGTTATAGACCTTGAAGAATCTAAAAATAATAAAACAGAAATTGAAATTGTTGATGGAATGAAATTTGATAGAGGATATATTTCTCCTATATTTATTACTGATAGAGAAAAAAAACAAGCAATATATGAAAATCCATTAATACTTATAGTAGATAAAAAAATACAAAAACATAATGAAGTTATAAATATAATGCAAGATGCTGTAGAAAAAAACAGACCTTTACTTATTATAGCTGACGATGTGGAACATGATGCTTTAAGCTCTTTAATACTTAATAAATCAAAAGGATTACCTATAGTAGCAATAAAAGCTCCAGGTTTCGATGAGCAAAGACATAATTTAATGACAGATTTAGCAATATTTACTGGTGGCAAATATATAACAAGAGAACAACGTGTATCTTTAGATAGTATAGGTCATGAAGTGTGTGGTAGTGCTGAAAAAATAATAGTATCAGAACAATCAATAATAATAAGAAAAGGAAATGGGAATCCTTCTGATATTAAAGAACGTGCAGAAGAAATAAAAAATCAAATAAAAAACACAACAAATAAACGTATTAAAGAAAAACTTCACGAAAGATTAGCAAAACTAACTAAAGGTATAGCTATATTTAAAATAGGTGGTGAAACTAAAGCAGAAATGAAAGAACGCAAAGATAGGGTAGAAGATGCTTTAAATGCTGTACGTGCTGCAATAGATGATGGTATACTTCCTGGAGGAGGAATAGCTTTATTACGTGCTTCTTTAATGATAGACAAAATAAAATGTAAAAATGATATTGAAAAAAAAGGTGTAATGATTATTAAAGAAGCTATAAGGAAACCTTTTAAACAAATACTTATCAATGCTGATTTATCATATGAAAAAATTATGGAGACCGTATTAAAAAATACAAATTATGATTATGGTTATAATTCAGATAATGATAATTTCGAAAGGTTTTTTAACACAGGAATAATAGATCCAACAAAAGTAACAGTAAGTGCATTAAAAAATGCTTCATCAATAGCTAATTTAATATTAACAACAGAGTGTGTAATAATTCAATAATCATGGATAATCATTTTAAAATAAATAAAAACGTAAAATATTTTATTATAAATAAAAACAAAACAATAAAAGAAAATATAAATATTTTAGCTAAAAAATACTCATTGCCAAACAATGTTAAAATAGCTATTGAAAAAATAGCGAATGAATCATTCATTAAAGGAGCTAAATCAATGAAAGACAAATAATATGAAATTCACAATAGACCAAAAATTCAATCTTGATATAGATATTAACGTATTAATGATAGAAGAGTTTAAAGCTATAGTTAATTATGATAAAAAAGATCGTAATAGAAAAAGAGCTAAACAGTTATTATTATATGTATTTATTAGAGAAGAATTAACAAATGCTAATCCTTTTAATACTATGGAGTATACTGAAAGGATAAAACAAGCTGAACATGTAGCTTTTGGAAAAAACAGTGAAGAATCTAAACTTTCAAAAAAAGAAATAGAATTAGTCGAAAATGCTATACATGCTTACGTTAAATATTCATCAACATCAGAAGAACGACTACTCTTTGAGATAGACATTCAAATAGATGAACAAAACGCTTTACTTAAAACAACAAAAAGTACAATAATAGTAAAAGATGAAAAAACAGGAGAAACAAAAGAGGTTACAGATGCTAAATATAGTGACAAACTAAAAAAAATCCTTGATAATGTAGAGAAACTTATAGAACGTAAAAAGAAAATACGTAATATAGTTAAAGGAACTGTCGAAGGAAGAATGAGAGCAGATAAAGAAAGTTCTTTATTAGAACTTGGAACATTTAGAAATATTAAAAGCAAAACAGGAAAATAGGAAGATTAAACTATCTACGATTGATTTCGGAACAGATAGCAAGCTCTTGTCATTTATTTGGTAAGAGCTTTTTTAGTATCTCTATCCATATATAATTAAGACCTATAAAAAGTAATATATTAAAAGAAAATTCAAAGGTTATTAAATAGAAGAATATAGCTATATAAACACTAAAGCAATAAATACATAACCCTACAGGTTTAAGAAAAAACCTTTTCCAACGATCCTTCTCTCTCCACCAATGTATCCAATGATATATTAGTCTTAGATAATACCTTCGAAAAATCATTCCTGGCTCCATACATTTTACTATGAACAATGATAGCGATGCCGTCATTAGGGAGTATAATACGTACAGAACAGCCTCTTCCATTACAAGAATTTTTAATTATTTTCATAACACAAAAATAAAATCCACCATTAATTAAAACAATGACTTTTATCATAGCGGAAGAAATAGGTCACGATCCCAATACCTTTCGGTACAATCAGTTTAGCAAACTGTTCTCCGGCCAACCAGAGTTTATCTTCCAAATTTATTTTCTACCGTTTAATATAAAATGTAATGTTCCACTACTTGATATATCAAATTTTTCTTTAGTTTTTTTATAGGATTTAACTTTATTATAATACTCTATAACTTCATCTCTATCATATTTTCTTGTGTTTTTCCATGAATTTAAAGAACGTTTTATTCGTATATTTTTAGGAATATCTAATTGGTTTTGAGAATTATTTCCTATTAAAATATTACCCCAAGAATTATCCAATTTATTACCGTTATAATGTCTAACCATTACTCCTTTATTGTATAAAATATCACCATATTTTTGATAAGCCTGTAATCTATGAGCCATAAGATTAGTTTCTTTTTTATTAATCCTTATATTTGTTCTGTGATAACCACTATTATGAATACTCCCAATTTTATTACCTTTAGGATTATACAAAACACCTTCTTCAGAAACAATATAACCTCGCTTTACTGCAATTTGCTCTAATCTTAATTCTTTTTCCATAGTTCAAAAATAATAAAAAACACTGAATTGTACAAGTTAAATCAAAAATAAGAAAATCGAACCGAGGACTTCCTGCGTGCAAGGCAGGTGTTCTATCCTACTGAACTAATGGCCCAAAATAAAAAAGCCTCCTAAATTTAATTAAGAGGCTTTTTATGAAAACTATTATATATAGCTATCCAATATCCTCTTCCCGATTAAAGGCTGACGAACTAAAATAACTTATATATAAAAACATTTTTCTCATAAAACAAAATCTATTACTTCTTCCAAAAAGTATTGCAAATATAATATATTCAATTTTAATTTGCAAATATTTATTTAAAAAAGCGACAAGGGCAGGACTCGAACCTGCGACAAATAGATTAACAGTCTACTGCTCTACCAACTGAGCTACCAAGTCAAGTGATTACGATAGGACTCAAACCTATGACCTGAGAGGTCGTAACTCTCTGCTCTATTCAACTGAGCTACGTAATCATTATAGTACCTGCGGTGTGACTCGAACACACAAAGGTCTGAGTTTCTAAGACTCAATGCTCTTCCATTCGCTTTTTTACCCACACAGGCATTAGGTGTTGAACGAGATTCGAACTCGCTACAACTGGAATCACAACCCAGCTCTCTTTCCATACGAGAATCCAACACAGAGCCAATAAGAGGATTCGAACCCCTGACATCTTCATTACAAGTGAAGCGTTCTACCAACTGAACTATACTGGCTTATGATGAGATGGAAGGATTCGAACCTTCGAATGTCAGGATCAAAACCTGATGCGTTAACCACTTCGCCACACCTCATTGTAGCGGCCTATCCGAGACTCAAACTCGGTTCTCCTGATAGACAGTCAAGAAGGATATCCATACCCCAATAGGCCAAGTCTGAGTGGCAAGAATCGAACTTGCGAACCGATACTTCCAAGGTACCGTTGTATTGCCTCTGCATAACACCCAGATATATTAAAAAAGAACATAAAAAAAGCCTCTCCAAATTAATGAAGAAGCTTTATAGGTTAGTTTATATTATTATAATTTACCCTACGGCAGATCCTCCATTCTTCATGTGAAGCGGTTGACGATCATTCGTATGTAAATTATTTATTCTCATAATTAAATTTTTGTAGCGAGAGACAGACTCGAACTGCCGACCTGATGGTTATGAGCCACCCGAAATACCACTTTTCCATCTCGCACTGCAATATTACAAAAAATATTTTAATATCAAAAATATTTAACTAAATTTTTCTAACTTAAATTTTATATCTTTTTTTGCATAACTTTTTATACCATATAAAGGACGTAAGATTACACCATAATCTGATACTGGTATATATGTTACTCTAAACGAACTAACAATTTCTGAACCTTCTAATTTTGCCTCAAATTCTACTCCATAAGATTTTTCTATTATAGATAAAAATACAGGTTCCTTTTTTGTGTTATATATACGCATATTATGAAGCTTTAATCTACTATCAATAACATACTGAGCATATACTTCACCATTAAGATCATTATATACAAAAGAAAAACTATTCTTATGAGAACTAAAACCAATAGAAAAACCAAATAATCTATTCATATGATTTTCCCATCCTAATGTTTCTATATTATGTGTAAACTTATATTTTAAATTTAAACCTTTAATTTTTATAATCTTTGGCAAATGAAACTTATCTTTACATTTACCTTTCTTTATCATCACTTCCATCTACATTACCATTTATTTGTTTTTAAATATTTACGTATAGCATTATAAGAGTCGTATATATCCTTCTGAGAAAATATCTCGTTTTTTATATCCTTCCAATATCTTGCTTTTTTAAAATCTTCTTCAGATCCTTCAAACATTAAATTACGTATCACTCCATCAATATAATTTTCTTTAAAATGTTCGTATCCATCATTAACAGAATGTTTTTTACTCTCATTTTTCCAGTCTCTTTCAATATCACCCTTATAAGGGCTATCCATATATGCTTTAGAAAACCTATCATATAGCATCTTATATTTAGGATCACTCTTCATTCCATGAGATACAGCATCTAAAAATATAGCTTGATTAATTTCTCCTGGACCATCAAAAGCATCAGGATTATACACTATAGTCTTTTCTCCTTTAAAAGGATTATTATAACTATAATCATCACTATATGTTACCTTATCTCTATCCATAAATTCTATATCGCCAAAACCATACTCTTTAGCTCTATACTCTTTATCAGGATAAATATTTATTTTCCCTGCATTTATTAATGCTGGATAATCCTCGTAAAAATCAGAAATGTTTTCTTTTTTTCTCTCAACCTCACTTAAACCACCCTTTTGTTTTGCTTTCACTTTATTTGCTCCGTATAATGTTGCTACTCCTGTTGCCATATATGGTGTTTTATTTAAAATATTTAAAAACTTACGAGTATCCGTTATGTAAGGTTTGTATATATTGTATATTTTAGAACCCTTAATTTAATCAATCCTAAATCAACAAGCTCATCTTTTAAATTCGTTCCTGCATAAGACATAAATTCTGTAGGTGATGTAAAATATTCGAAATCACTAAGATTGTTTATCTTATCAATACCTTTATTTATTCCATTATCCTTAAAGACACTACTTAATTCATTTCTATACTCTCTACTTATATAAGCTCCTGCTGAATTTATATTGTGTTTTAACTCATGATTAATAAGCCAACTTAAACTCTCATACCCTTTTACTGCATCTTTACTGTTAATTAAAACCTCACGTTTAATTGGATCTAACCCATTACTTAAATACTCTTGCTGTAAAAACATTATCCAATCATTAAAATCTTTATCTCCATTATATATGTCAATTAATTTAGATCTAACAGCATCTTCATTAATAATATTCTTCTCTTGTAAATACTTTAATACATATTTATAATAATCATCTAAAGAAATATCATACCTACTTAATCCTCCCATTTTTAAATCATCAAAAACAATCTTATCTCTTATTTTTAAATATTCAGGAGAATTATAATCATTATTTTCAATCCATTTACTAACAGATTTAACATTTAATCCATTTGTAGTTTCTGCATCAAGTCTAGCATATTTTTTTAGATTATCAGGATGAGACATTTTATCGAAATAATCCTTACGACTAAATTCTGATAGTTTATTTATTAATTTCTTAGCTTCTTCTTTATTTTTTCTAACATTTCTCTCAGCCTCTTCTTTTGTAATATTTATCGCAGGATTATCCTTTAATATTTTCCTTCCTTCAAATAGATCAACCTTTTTATTACTCTTTAAAGCTTTCATTATACCTTCAATATCTTTCTCTGTAGGTTCTCTATCAACTAACATAGCAACTTTTCTTACTTTACCTAATTTACCTAAAGCAAACTCAGGAGCGAAAGCTAATAACGCCTCTCCTGTTATTGTTTCGGTCTTATCTATAACACTTTTATCATCCCACTCTTTACGCATACCTAACTGTTTACGCATTACGGTTTCTAATTGTTTTCTATCCTTGTAATTTACAGTAGAAAAACTACTGTTTTGTACTGACTTCCATTTCTTATCAACCTCTTTCTGAAACTTATCTTCTTTAATCTTGTCTTTTCTTTTGCGTGATACAGCTTCTCCTTTAGTTTCGGGATGATACTTATAACTATTAGCAATAGAAGTGTTATCTGTTTTAATTGTTAAATCAGGTAATAATGATTTAAATTTACCTTTTTGTGCAGCTTTTATTAATAAGCCTTTACGTGATAATGTATTTAACATATTATTTAATTAATAAACGATTACGTTTAGTCATAGTGTCATCATAAACAGGTACATTAGTATTAAAATCTAACATATAATCAGGACGATCATCTTTAATGAAAGTCTCAGCTCTACTCTTAGGTCCGGAAAAAGTAGCTTCTTCTTGTAAAAAAGTATATCTATTAGGCTTGTATACTAAACCATTATTTTTAGCATAAACATCAACAGTTACACCATTAGGGTTTGTTTTTCTATACGCATTATACCGACTAAATAAATCAATATCATTTTTTTCTATTGGCCCATTAGCTTTACTGAAATCATCATACTTATGTCCTGGATAAAGATATGTTAAATCATTAGCATGCAAATAACGATAACCTCTTTTCAAAGGGGTTCCTTGTCCTGTGTTATTTCCTATTAGTAATCCCATAATATTATTTTTATTTTATTAAAATCCTTTAACAGTTTTGCCTTGAGGATTATTTTTTAAATACTCAGCATTATAATCAATACCTCGTACATTATTTAAATTATCTTGTATGTTTCTATCAGAAGCTTTATTATAATCAATAGATCCTGTATCTTTATAATGTTTCATCACTCCTTTATCTCTATGATGAAAAGCATATTGAATCTCGTAATTCTTTTTATCAAATAAATCCGTAATCTTACTATCTCTATCTTCTGCAAAATTAACAAAGAAAACCTGCTGTTGCTCATCATAACTTAAATCAGTTATAGATTTTTTACCATCAGCAAATGATTTTATATTATCAGACATTTTAGCTTTTATCCTTTTAGAAACATTACGTAACCTCTGTCGTGCAGTATCTTCACTGTCATCAGTAAACTGAAAAAATCCCTTAGCAGTAGTTGTGCCAGGTCGTGCATTATTATTGTTTCTACTCTCTACCATAGATATCCATCGTGAAAAATCAACCATAGAATCATGAAGTTTTTTCGAAGGAACACCTCTCTTGTTAGACAAAACATCAAAGTATATATCAGTAAAATTTTTCGGCTTTTCTACATCTTCTCCATTAACTAACTTATCATAATAAGACTGTTTATCGATTTTCTCTCCTGTCTGTGGATTATAATCAGGTAAGTTATCATAAGGGGTATAATACGGTTTATTTGTCTTAGATACCGTATTATCACTTGGTAATATTAACCTATTAGTTAATTCACCAATACCTTTCTGCCCTGCTTTTATTAATAGTCCCATAATACTTAATAATACTAAACCTTCTCAAATATATAACCTATTCTAATCATCTTCTTAAGTTCATAATACAATTTTGTAAGCCCCTCTCTATCTTTACTTACAAACATATTTATAGGCATAATAAACTCCCTATCCTTACGATGCTCCGAACCTAAAACATTAGTCCCCAAACTCTTATTAATCTTTTCTATAGCATCACTGAATTGTTTGTGTGTCATATATTTTTTTACTACCTTAGCCATATGAAAAAAATAATTATTTTAATACTTGCGGTTTTATTTTTACTTAGCTGTAAAGATACAAAAAATATTCAACGAAAAAAATCTCGCTTCGGTATAGACATCTCCCATTATCAAGGAGAAATAGATTGGGATAAAGTTGGTCTTATAGATTACTCGCCTATATACTTTATCATAATGAGAGCTTCTGTTGGAACAGACTGCGATAAACAATATCACATAAACTATATGAACGCTAAACGCATGGGATTTAAAATTGGTTCATACCACTATTATAGACCTAACGAAAACTCCACTCTACAAGCGAAAAGTTTCCTTAAAGTTCTTAAGTATTCTAATAATGATTTAGCTCCTGTAGTAGACGTAGAAGTGCTCAGTACTATACAGTCTATAGAAAGCTTAAAATGCGGGATAGCAAACTTCCTTACTATAATAGAAAAAGAAACAGGCCTTCGACCAATGATATACACTTCAGACAATTTCTTCCAAATGCACCTTAAAGGGGATAAGCGTTTTTTTAAATACGGATTATGGATAGCTAACTACTCTAATCGTCCTGATACTAAATGTAAAATATGGCAATATAGCTGTAAGAAAAAAGCTACAGGAATTAATGGTCCTGTCGATGCAAATATACTGTTATACTAATAACCGTATTTTACCATCAAACCAAAAATAAATGAACCTACACTGCTCAAAACAATAAGAAAATGTTTTAAATGTATATCGAGATTCTCTATAAATCCTAAACTATTACTCATAAGTATAAGCATAAACAATAATGTGAAAAAACCTATAATCTTAGCATCATCACTTATTTGCTTCATAAACACTCCTGTTATAATTATCCCAACTTATAGTATCATCAAATGATTTAACATCTGATGCATGCGAAAAAGACGAACTAACATCTCTGCCTTGATCAAAACCTCGCTTACCCCACGTATAAAGCTTACCGCCAGTATTAACACCCTGATTAGGTACATAAAACTTATTATACTTAGCGTAGAGATCATCGTTAGGACGTTTGTAATTGATGACATCACGTATAGGTTGCCCCTTCTTTACTAACAAACCGCTATCTTTCATTACTCTACCTGTACCTAATGGCACATAGCCTTCGGGTTTAGGTAAATGATAATAAGTACTGCCTTTAGAAAAAGAACCTGAACCGCCCTGGTAAGAAGATGCTGTCATCGGTACAAAAGAATTATCCATAGACACATCATCAGGTACTACATACATGTTCTTTCCTCCTACTACCTTAGTAGGGTAAGGACTCAATATAGCGTAATCTCTATCGTAAGCAACAAATCGCTCGTCTCTTGGTAAACTACCTTTTACCGGGTTACCTCTATTTATACTAAACAATCCCATAACTACCTCTTTTTTACTTTTACTAAATCTTTAGTATTAAACTTATATTCCTGTACGTGCAAATGACTATCAAACCATATACACCATATACCATCCAATGTACGCTCCTGATCGCCCCGACCAACAATACCTACACTTACTACCATCATCTCAGGACTATCCAAACGCTTAAGTTTGACCGTATCTCCTTCGTTAAAATATACTTTATTATCCATACCATTAATAATACTAATCTCTTAAATAATACTCTAATGACTCCAAATATAAAGAATACATGTAATCGTAATCTTTAGATGTAAACCTACTACCACTCTCTACAAAATGATACATGATAGGGTTAGTAGCTCCATAACTATGGCCTAACTCAAAAAAATGACCAAACTCATGCATGATAACACTAACATTATTATAAACACCGCCTATACGTATCCTGCAACCTCCACTCTTGCCTCCAGATAACGACCTGTCATACCATAAGTCCAACCTATACATGCCTATATAATCATCACCAACCTCTGTAAACTTCACTCTGTTACCAAAACCTGACTGCATCTCCGATATAACAAATCGTATGTTCTCCTCGAAAATAACATACTTAACATGATCATCTCCTGGCTGCTCTTTCCTTATTACATAAAAAACAAGTTTGATAGATTTATCTCCGTAATTAGTATCATCCCACTCAGAAATAACAGACTCTCCTCCATAAGTACGCTCCATCTCATCCATCAACCCAAAACCTACTTTAGATAACCTCTCTTCAGCTCCTTCGTAATCATAACCCTGCGAAAAAATAACAGAACTAATCATCATCATTAATATTAAAATTCTCATTCTCTTCATTTTCATTTTCTTTTTCTCCTTTTGTTTGTACTTATTATACGCCTTTTACTTATATAAAGATACACATTATCTTCTATATCTTAAAAAATTTTTTGGAAATATATATACCCAACTTACCTAAATATACCCCCACCTTTTTTTCTACAATACTTCTATATACGATTTTATAAAAGACACACAGAGAGTGGGGGGGACACCCTATAACACCCCCATAGCTTTTTTGAAGGGAAAATTGATTTTAGAGATTGGTTTTTCTACAAATAAATTATTAATTTTAAAATTTTAAAAGATGAAATTAAAAAACATCGTTGAAAACGCAGCAAAAGCTGCAGGTTTAAGTGCAGATGCACTAATTGCAGAGAATACATCAATAGGAAGTACTATTGCATGGATGAAAGAGGAGAAATTTGCGAAAGTATTTCCTGAAGGTGAGTCTGAGTTTGCTTTTACAGGACGTAGCTCAATACAATCGTTCACTAACGATAAAGGAGAAGAAGTGACTTATCCTGTTGTTCAGTTGAAAGGTAAGAAAGGAAACTTCAAAGTTTCTTTATATACATTAACTTCACACCTTCAGTTAGATGGTGAAACTGAATTAAAGAAAGTGAAGATCAGTGCTTCATTAACAGATGAAGTAAATGAGGAATGGGATACTCATAAAGTTGCTATCAGCTCTATTGAGACTTTATAATTAAATGCCCTTCGGGGCTTTTTTTATAACCTTAACAGAGATAAGGTCAATAGTTTTATCAAGTTGTAATATTTAGAGAGTGGAACGATATGGCGGTGTATGATTAGAGCATTAGTAACAAAATCTGGTCATCATAAACTATAAGGCATCCTGAGAGGTGTAAGTCCTTAAGTTTTTTATTTAATTGCAATCCTTTTAAAATTAACAATATGAAAAAATATTCAATATATCGTATCGTAGATGTAGATAATAATAGCTTAGGCTTACTAAGAGCTGGCACTGATATTGATTATACGGACGTAGCATTAAGAGCAAAAGAAATATATAAAACCGCTTATGCTATAATGTATATAGGAGATAAATCTTTTAAAACCAAATGAAACAGGAAATTAAAGATACAAACAACCCTTTAGGTCTCCTTTAAGCAAGGATATCTGGCTTAAACCTTTGAATTTTTAAACGTATCGGATTCAAAAGATTTTTATTAATAGATGCAATTAACTATGCGTAGCTGAAATAAACCTACGCCACACTAAACAAGAAACCTGCCTGAGACTTCAAGAACTATCAATCATCATCGCTAAAGAAAAAGACTTCCCTTTAGTGGTAGTTGATGATTGACAAGCTTGGATAATTTCAGGGGTACACAGGGAAAAACAGAGAGTAAAGGAAGTAATAGGTGAACACTCCTCGTGTGAGCCGGATACATTATCATCGTAAAGATAATATGTCTCGAATAGCGGTATGACAGAACTGAGAAGCTTGTCATAGTTTATCTCGCAAGGATATTCAGCCAGCGATTGTACTGAAAAGGTGCAACGAAAAAAAATCCTTCAAGTTTCCCTTAAGCAAGGAGATTTGGCTTAACTTTTGGAATTTACACTTAGTCTGTAATGAAGCAGTGTGTATTTTCCAAAGGTTTTATAAATCTTAGAAGTATAAGTATAATGATACTCTGCCTACGAGTTTGCAGGCTAATATGTAGGTCTTGAAATCTCAAGGTTTAGGTCTTAACGATGCTCAAACTATAAAATAGAACAAAAATGAAAAAGTATTTAATATCTTACGTATCAAATAGTGGACTAACAATTTTAAATAATCTTGTAGAAGCAAAATCATTTACTGATGCAATAGAAGAGGTTACTGGTTCGGAAGGAGTACAGATAATTATATCTTGTATTCCTGTTAAAGAGAAATAAAGAATAAGCTTGACCTAATCATGTCGCAAACTGATTATTTTTATTATATTTAAACCTTTTAAAAATAGAATATCATGAGTAAAGCTAAAAAACAATCTTCAGCAAGAAGTCAAAAAAGAGGAAATACTATCGCATTACCAACAGGAATAAACGGAGAAATGAGACTTTTCAAAAAGAATCATTCTTCTAAAATAGGTAAGAATTCTAACGGTAAAAAGAGAGCAGAAAAATGGGTTCAAGCCTAAAACCTCTTAAAACCAATTATGATTTTCTTTTTAGTTATCCTACTAATAGAGATAATAAACAGAAAAATTACAAGGTTAAATTGTCTTGGGGTATAATATATATCTCAAACAAAAACTTCCAAATTGCATACAGAACTGTTATGAATATTATCACAGCAATTATGCAAAGGGATAGCCATAAACCAATCATGGAAGTTATTCAAGAGGAAGGTACATATGGCTAACTACATTTCACCGTGTCTACGGAAATAAATTTCACACCAAAAAGAACCTAACAAGCGGTTGGGTTCTTTTTATATGCTTATAATAAAATACACTTATACATTTTAAATGTAGTGTTTGATCACATACAGGTGCAAACTATAATTATTCATTTAACAAACAAACAATGAAAGATAAACAAGCTATTATCTGTGCTATCAACGATATGATAGACTCTGGAATTAATATAGACGAATCAATAATGGTTCAAGCTATGTAAAAAACAACGTAAGACATAAGATTGCTGTTGTAATACACTTCCCTCGGTAACCTCTGTTACACTTACTGCTACTTGTGCTTCGCACTTAGTGCAACAAAGGTACACGTTACTGAGGACATACGCAAATAAAAAAGACAATAAATATCAACAATAATCAACTATTATACTATTATAAAAACTTTAGTGTAAGAAAATAGTACATTGGTCATTATTGAATATTAAAGTGTTTTATCGAAGATATTTGATAACTTACCATTGAGTATTAGTTAGTTATAAATAACCACTTCGAAATCTTTAGTGTAAGAAAACAGCACGTTAATCGTTATTGAACCCTTAAAACCACAAAAACAATGATATTTATATCTAATATAACAGTGACTTTGCATAAACGTACTTTTCAGTTTATATCTAAAGACCTTATACAGCAAATACTCACTAAACACAGTAACAGCAACACTTATACAATGCCTGATACTCCTTTAGCCCAAAAACAACTGCATTCGCTCATTTTAGTTAAATTATTTGAACAAAATAGACTGAATTAAGACTAAAACTCTGCAAACCAGTCGTTTCGAGTGCGAGAGGCAGCCCTCCACCCCACCACAACGCTAAACAACGAGTCGAAACGTACTAAAGACGGTATGAAGGTATTAATGTTCTATTAGTTATTTATTAATAGTATTTAGAGTATTAATAGATATAGTCTTTTATATCCTTGCAAAATTATAAACACAATGAAACAGAATAATAACACAAACCCAACTATAGTAGGCTCTGGAAAGAAAGTAGGTATAATTAATAGTGAAGCTGAACGTGGTATAACTATAGTTGACAGTACACCTCACATTAAACTATCTAATCCTTACCCTGATGAAGATATATATGATGAAGAAACAAAGGAGCAACGAATACAAAGAGCTATTATTAAAGAAATCCATGAATATATAAATGGTAGGTTTACTTATAGAGATGTGTATTTACAAATCCTTGTAAAATCCTGTCCTCTTAGTAAGAGATGTAGAGATTATATAATTAATGAATTTCAAGATTAAACTAAGATGAATAAAGACTTATTGAAATATATTTTTGATAGCGTATTTAGTATAGAGTAGGAGCATATAGCGATGAGTACTCTTTTATTACTTTATATTACTAAACTAATTATTGATATAAGTAGAAAGCTGTAAACAATATTTTTGTTTTTAAAACCGTGAGGTTGGGTAGAGTAACTTCACTCTCTTAGTTTTTAAATCCTTGCAATTTTACAAGGCGTAGGCACACGAAGCCCCAGCAGTAGTGATAATTAATCATTGGTAGTAATACTAATGACTACTGTAGTTATTTACTTTTATATATTGTTATAAATGGTTAATAACGGAAAACCTGAACATCATAGGGTGGTTGATTATGCATCGTTGCTAACTACAAACTACAAAAGCGTAGATGTTAGTATATGATGCATAATTTTATTATTTTTAACCTTTTAAATTTAAACAAAATGAAAAAGTATCTAATATTATTAGTAGCTATATTTAGTATAGCTTTTACAAATTGTAAAAAAGATGAAATAACACCAGAAGAAACAGGCTTTGATAATGGTGGACTTGGAAATTACAGTATAGCTATCACAGTAAGAGGAGATGATGATATGGTAGTTGAAGTATATACTTATGATTTAACTATTAAAGATTATAAAGCAGATTTTTATGCCAGAAACTGCCAACCATTATCTGTCCCTGTCCTTAGCACAGTTAAAGTTAAAATACAACATTCAGAACATCTTGATGGACAAACATATGTTATAATAGCATATTATAGGATATGTGAAGATGGAGTAAATTATAGATATATTAAAATAGATGGATCTTACCATTATAATCAAGGAGTTACTGATAGTGGTCCTGAAGAATTTACTTTCAAAATTCCTAAATATATCCCTAAAGATTAATTATGAAAACAATATTACTAAAAATAGCAGCTATACTTATAATAGGTATAGCTGTTTACCTTATTGCCTCATTTATCTCTTGGAGTTTTAATCCTGGTGAATGGGGAGGATTTTTGAAGTTTATTATAACTATTGTATATGGACCTTACGTATATAATTTAATAATGGATTAACCTTCAAATTTACAATACAGAAACACCATGTTAACGAGGCTTTCAATAGTTGATGACTTAATTATCTGTGACTAAAAGCAGATAGGTGTTTCTTTTATAGCGTAATGTGGAACCAAAGGTCTCATGAACTTATTGCCAAATACGGATGGTGCTGTTCGATTCAGTATACGCTACTAACCTTTAAATTTAATAAAATGAATATAGGATCAATAATAAATACAATACGTGAAACTAATACTATTGTACGTAATAACGGATTTCTTTATAGAGATCCTATTATATGGGATAGTGGGTTTGGTTATGAAATAGGTTACTATGTTGGACCTTCTAAAATTACGTATGCAGCTCAACATGTGTTTCTTGTTACAGGAACATACTCAAGAGGTGACTTTCATACAACAGGTAAAATATTACATAACAACCACAAGAATAGAATGCTAATGAATATTAAATATGGTTATTAATATTCTCTTTAAATAAAATTAATATCTTTGTATTAGTAAAATATAAATACGGTTGTGTGCTATGTATAGAAATAATACAAAATGAGTGGACGAAAGTAAACTTCATAGTTGAAGCGTGACCTAAGTTTTAGAAATATTACAAGTTAGTACTTATAATAGGGTTAAACCGGAATTATAGCGGGATTTGCCTTGAGCATTTTATTTTATAACTCGGAAGTTAGTTATAAAGAAAATCAGTGCTTTATTATAAAGAAACCTTGTAATATTTTGACCTTTCTTTATTTCTTAGAAAGTTATTGTTAATACTATTATAAATGAACATTATGAAGGTGGTAGTAACGTGTCTGGACCAATGATGTCAGATAAATGTTCTGATGAAGAATGGATTAAAGAAAATTTATAATCAAATAATATAGCTCCTTATAATATTTAGGAGCTATTTAAACCTTACAATTTTAACCGTCAATAATTCTTTAAGGTCGGCTTAAAGATGTAGGTAAACTTAAATGTATCGGAGGTTCAATTCCTTCTATTGGCACACAAACCTTAGAAATACTCATTTTATATGTTTATTTTTAAGGTTACTACCTGCTGTTTAATATAGCAGGTAGTTTTTTAACCTTTAAATAAAATAAAATGGAAATAAAATTATATAGTCCAAGGACTAAAAAAATAGAAGAATATACAATAATAAACAAACCTGTAATGAGAGGTAAATATTGTGCATTAATAACAAAAACTGAAACCATAATAGGTAAATTTGATTTTAAAGATGGCATACCATTAATAGGAAATCAAATTATCCCTAAAGGAATACAGGTTAAAAAAGTATTGGCTTCATCCGAAAAATTAGAAGGATGTCTACACGTAAAAAGCTTATCACAAAAAGATTTGAATAGTTTAAAATCAAAGTATGTTCCTAAACAAATTTATAACGAATATAATAAAACAAATGATATAAAAATAAATAATATAAAAACAAAATTTGCAAGTTTCTTTGCAGGTATGCTATTCTTTATAACCTTTGGATTTATAGATAATGTATTTGTAGTATTTGGTTCATGGATAACAGACCTTAACATA